CGCCGCCATCGGTCGGCAGCGCCCAGCGCCACCGGATGCCGTCCAGAAGCTGGACACCACCGATGCCACAACCCCGCGCCACGCGGGGATTTCAGGCAAGAAAAAGGGCCCGGAGACTATCCGAGCCCTTGTGATTGGTGGCGGAACACGGAACCGAACCCGCGTCCGATACCCAAAGTGGATGGTAACGCTTTGGCCTTTAGGACACGCTCTGGGATTTCCGGCTCTGCCAACCAACTACTACCTGCAAGGACTAGTGCTCAGTACGCCGTCCACGGTCATCTTTCACGCGCAGATGCCGGCACGAGTAGCGCTGCACCCCCCAGGACACGGCGAAGGTTTCGGATACCTCGTACCAGTTCCCTCCTGGGTGGCCACCGCCATGGTTTTCACCCATGCATGAACACTCACAATGGAACCCTTCCGCGTTCCAGCAGGCTGGCGCGCATTTCTGATGCTCGCGATACAGCTGGATCACGTATGCCTCGCCGTACCGCCTTAGCGCCAGCTTGATCACACTATCGAACCACGCGGTCGGAATCTCCCAAGCCTTGAACTGGATGTCCCACTTGGGCCTGGACCGCCGATCGTCGCGCAACCATTCGAGGTTCCCGTCCGCGAACGGGATTCGCGCTAGAACCGGGAGCGGCCTGCTGCGCTTGAAGATGACGGGAATTCGCCCCTGCCTCCAGAGGGTCTTCAGCTGCGAGTCGGTCAAGTCCTGCGGCATGAGGGACTTGGTCCACTGTGTTTAGCGCTGCTTATTGGCCTGGGACAGGACAGACGCCGCCAACTCCTTCGTGCCCTTGGCATAGCGGTCGCTAGCTAGCACGCGGGCAGCGGTGTCCTCCATTTTGGCGCCAGTCTGCCTGTCACCACTGCGCTGAGACAGGGCTGAAGCGGCAAGGCTCTTGGCCACCTGAGACGAGCTACCGCTTTGCAGCGTTTCCGACGCCAGCCGGCCGATGCGTGTGGACGTCTGCTTGGTGTTCTTAGACATCACCGTTCCTTTCAAATCATGGCTTCGTTGAGGGACGAAACTGCACCACCTTGCTGCCTTGGTCGGGCTGGTCATCGGCTGTTTTCTGGACAGCCTTCAGTCGCGCGAATTCCACGACATTGGTCTTGCCCTGGAAGTAGCCTTCGGGCAGCCCGGCGAGGGCTTCGATATCTCCGGCCGCCAATCCAATGTGTCTCGGGATCGCGTCCAGCGGCATAACCTTCTCCTCGACCAGTAGGTCGATGGTGCGACGAAGCAGGCGAGGCTGCTCAGGCTTGCGATCGCCATCGCCCGGTTCCGATTTCGCACCCCAGCGAGCGGATCGCCGCTTGAAAAGCACCAGCGCACCCTCCTCATCTAGCAGGTCAAGCGCCTTCAGTCGCATGATGATCGCAGCAGCCGACACGCCCCAGCGACGCTTCAGAAGCAGCAGATCATCCAGCGTCGGCGGCACTCGCACCTCCGTGGCGAAGGTTTCGGCCGGGAGCAGGAACGCACCCGCAAAGCGATGCGCCTGCTGCTCCATCAGCTTGTGGCGTGCGTTATCAGTCGTGCGCTGAATGTGACGATGCAAAATGAGATGTGCGATCTCGTGCGCAAGATCGAAACGACTGCGGTAACCATTGTCCTTGTCGGCCGACAGCAGGATGAGTGGACGGCCCAAGACATCGCTCCAGGCTGAGAGCCCTTCAATCTGCGCGACTCCGGTTTCCTCGCGGACGACGATGATCCCAGCCCCTTCCACGGCCAGCGCTAAGTCTTGAATCGCCGATCTCCCGAGACGCCAAAGGTCGCGACATTCACAGGCGGCCTTCTCAATGTCCTCGGACGTGATTTGTTCCGGATCGGTGTAAGTGCGCGTAGGCAGATTGACGTCCGGGTAGTCGACGTACTCCATCAGCGCGGACGCAACGTCCTGGGCCCACTCAAGACGGGCTTCGAGCATGGCGCGTGCCGCCACGTGTGCGGATGCGTTGCTGCGAAACAGCGGCAACGACACCTTCGCTCGCGTTGGGCGCGTGAACCACTCCGGCGTGACGTTAACCACGCCCGCAAGACGCTCCAGTGCGTCTCGCTCGGGTGCCTGAGTTCCCGCCCGCCACTTGCTGATAGTTGCCGGGGACACCTCCACCATTGAGGCCAACTGCACTTGGGTCAAGCGCCGGGCAGCAAGAATCTGGCTGAGCCGATCTTTCTGAAACCCTTGTACCCCACCCCTGCTCATGGCGCGGTTCCGTTCTTGTCCTGCTGTTTGCCGATGTTCTTCTTCAGCTTCGGCACAGCAAGGTCGTCCTGACCCTGCGGGATCTGGTCATACCGCTTAAGAAACTGCTCTAGGGGCTCTTTGAACAGCCAGCCACGCATGAACCGGTCTGGTACTGCAATCTGAATCGAGACGGGGGACTCCGGCTGGATGCAGAGGTTTCCCGAGAAACAGGCTACGAAGAACGCCACGGCATCTGACGGTGGCTGGTAGCCGGAGAACAGCTCCGGCTGCACCAAGGGCTCGATGGCCATGTTTGCCAACGACATCTGCCTCCGCGTCTGGCTGCGGCGGCCATTGATCCAGAAGCCCTCGGGGATGTTGAATCGTGCGAGGGTGAATACGCCAGTGCGCCCGGTCACGATGCCGTTGCCGCGAATCGGCGACGGCTCCGCCCCATTGGCGGCCAGAGCGCGCTGAAACGCCTCATTCATATGAAAGTGCCGCAACTGGCCAACAACATGAGGGAGGTGTCCCTCGTCCATGCCGCGGGCGGCAAGGTACGCACGCTGTGCACCGACCTCCAGAGCCTCCTCGACAGCCATGACGACCTCGCGCGGCACGCTCTTCACGAGTAGTTCATGGATCGTTTCTCGGACCTGATGAGGCATCGGCAACTCCATCAATGGGTTTCGCTGAGAAGGATTCTACATCAAAAATCTTTCGCTTAATGCGGTGACTCATAGAAAACGATGCGATCTTGTGAATCACCGCTGCCGACTGGCCCATCGGCGATCTGGCGTTCGAGACCACCTGTCAGCTGCGGTCGGCGGCACCTCGCACTCATCGGTGACGCGCTGGCTATCTGCATGTCGAGCCGGCGTCGCCTTGGAAACTTCCAAGCGAGCCGCCCTGGGTCGTGGGGGTCTTCTCTCCGACATGGATGGGCTTGTCCATCAGAGCCGAGGTGATGAGTTGGCTTGAGCATCTTATGTCATCGTTTTGATGATGTATGATACCCACAACAAAACCGTCGAGCCATCTATGTCGAACGCTCCCGCCCATCCGCAGCACGTGGAACGACTGAGCCACGCCCAGCGGGAGCGCCTGGCATACATCGACTTCCGCCTCTACTTCCTGGGCGAAGTTGGCCGCCCAGACCTGGCCGGGCGCTTCGGGGTAGCACCGGCCGGCGCCACGCGCGACTTGGCGCTGTACCGAGAGATCGCGCCGAAGAACATCGAGTTCGACGCCAGCACCAAGACCTACAAGATCGGCCGTCAGTTCGACCCAGTGTTCAACCACGCTCCCCGACGCGTGCTGTCCTCACTGACACAGGGTTTCGGTGAAGGCGTCGGCGGGCCACCGACTTCGCTACTGCCCGCCGAGGTGCCAGCAACGCTTAGCAGTCCACGGCTAACCGTGCTGGCCCCGCTCTGTCGCGCCATCCACAACCAGCGGCCCGTCGCCATCCACTACCACTCGATGAGCAGCGGCGAAACGCAGCGCGTCATCGTTCCCTTCGCATTGGTCGACACGGGCCTACGCTGGCATGTGCGCGCGTTCGACCGCCGCTCCGGCCAATTCCGTGACTTCGTCGTCACCCGGATCGAGGCGCCAGAAATACTCGCCGAGCCCCCACAGTCGCACGAGGGCCCAGACCACGACATCCAGTGGACCCGCATCGTTGAGCTCGAGCTGGTGCCACACCCTCGACTGGCAAGGCCCGAGGTCGTTCGCATGGACTACGGCATGACGGACGGCGCGATCCGGGTCCGGGTGCGTGCCGCGGTGGCCGGCTACATGCTGCTGCGCTGGAGCGTGGACTGCTCGCCCGATCATCGCCTTACCGAAGAACAGTACCGCTTGTGGCTGGCTGACTCCCTGGCGTTGTATGGCGTCGAGAACGCCCAACTGGCGCCGGGTTACCAACCGCCCTCAAGCCGCAAGAAGACAACGAACTAGAGCGCGCCTGATGAAGACCAACCGACACCAAGACCAAAGCCAGATCAAGTGGATCTCCGACTTCATCTGGAACATCGCGGACGACCGTCTGCGCGATGTCTATGTGCGCGGCAAGTACCGCGACGTCATCCTGCCCTTCACCGTGCTTCGGCGGCTCGACGCCGTCCTGGAAGAGACCAAGCAGAAGGTGTTGGAGCGCAAGCGCTTCCTCGACAAGAACAACGTCGCCGAGCAGGACGGAGCCCTGCGGATGGCCGCAGGGCAAGCGTTCTACAACGTCTCCGAGTTCACCCTCGCCAAGCTCAAGGCCAGCAGTCAGGGCCAACGTCTGCGCGAGGACTTCATCGCCTACCTTGATGGCTTCTCGCCGAACGTCCAAGAGATCCTCACCAAGTTCAAGTTCCGCGATCAGATCCAGACGCTGGTTGATGCGCACGTCCTCGGCTACTTGATCGAGGACTTCCTTGACCCGGAGGTCAACCTGTCGCCGCTGCCCGTCAAGGACGCGGACGGCCGGATCAAGCTGCCCGCACTGGACAACCACGGCATGGGCACCGTGTTCGAGGAACTGATCCGCCGCTTCAACGAGGAAAACAACGAAGAGGCGGGCGAGCACTTCACGCCGCGTGATGTCGTCAAGCTGATGGCCAAGCTGATGTTCATGCCGGTGGCCGACCAGATTCAGTCCGGCACCTACTTGCTCTATGACGGCGCCTGCGGCACCGGAGGCATGTTGACCGTCGCCGAGGAAACCCTGCAGGAACTGGCCGAGGAACACGGCAAGGAGGTCTCCATCCACCTGTTCGGGCAGGAGATCAACCCCGAGACTTACGCCATCTGCAAGGCCGACCTGCTGCTCAAGGGCGAAGGCGACGAGGCGGAGCACATCGTTGGCGGTGCGGACAAGTCGACGCTCTCAGCCGATCAGTTCCGCTCCCGCGAGTTTGACTTCATGATCTCCAACCCTCCCTACGGGAAGAGCTGGAAGACCGATCTCGACCGCATGGGCGGCAAGAAGGGGTTCAGCGACCCCCGCTTCATCGTCAGTCACGGCGACGACCCTGAGTTCAAGCTCATCACCCGCTCCAGTGACGGGCAGCTCATGTTCCTGGTGAACAAGCTGCAGAAGATGAAGCAGCGCTCGCCTCTGGGCAGCCGCATCGCCATCGTTCACAACGGCTCGGCCCTGTTCACCGGCGATGCCGGTCAGGGCGAGAGCAACATCCGTCGCTGGGTACTGGAGAACGACTGGCTCGAAGCCATCATCGCGCTGCCGCTCAACATCTTCTACAACACGGGCATCGCGACCTACATCTGGGTGCTGGCCAATCGCAAGGCTGAGCACCGCAAGGGCAAGGTGCAGCTGATCGACGCGAGCAGCTGGTTCCAACCGCTGCGTCGAAACCTTGGCAAGAAAAACTGCGAGTTGTCCGAGGCGGACATCCAGCGCATCGTCGACCTCTACCTCGGGCAACCCCAGAACACGCCGGAGTGCAAGTGGTTCGACACCTCCGACTTCGGCTACTGGAAGATCACCGTCGAACGTCCGCTGCGGCTGAAGAGCCAGCTCAAGCGCAGCGCCATAGAAACCCTGCGCTTCGCCAGCGGCGACGAGACCCTGCGTGCCGAGATCTGGGGCAAGTACGGTGACAAGTTCTACTCCGAATTCCCGAAGCTCAAGCCCGAGATCGAGGCGTGGCTGAAGGGCGACACCGGGGAAGACGAAGACGAGCCGGAGGGCGATGAGGACGAGAGCACGCCTGCGAAGAAGGCGGTGCCCGAGAAGCGCCGGAAGAAGCTTCTCGACTCCGCGACCTGGCAACGCGACAAAACCCTGATCGAGCTGGCACTGCTCGCGCAGCAAGAGCTGGGCGACGGCATGTTCGACGACCACAACGACTTCCGTGCCCGCTTCGAGGCAGCAATGGCCAAGCACGGAAAGAAGCTGGCAGCAGCCGAAAAGAAGGCGATCTTCAAGGCTGTGAGCTGGCGTGACGAATCCGCGCCACCGGTGGTCGCCAAACGTACCAAGCTGAAGAAGGACGAGCACTTCGAGCCGGGACTCGACGGCGCGTACCTGCAAGAGGCCGGCAAAGACCGGTTCATGGTCGAGTACGAGCCAGACACAGATCTCCGCGATACGGAGCAGGTGCCGCTGAAGGAACCCGGCGGCATCGATGCCTTCTTCAGGCATGAGGTGCTGCCTCACGCGCCAGACGCCTGGATCGCTACCGACGCGACCAAGATCGGCTACGAGATCTCCTTTGCCCGCTACTTCTACAAGCCTGCGCCGCTGCGCTCGCTGGACCAGATTCGGGCGGACATTCTCAAACTGGAACAGCAGACTGAAGGCCTGCTGCAGAAGATCGTTGGAGGGGTGCCGGCATGAGCGAACGTCAAGACCTGCTGGCATCCATCGCGCACACGATCCAGGACTACCGCGACGGATCTCTGCCGAAGCCCATCACCGACCATGTCGAGCGCTGGGTGCAGCAGTTCGATGCCGATGTGCAGCTTCCCATCCTGCGCGAGGTGGATCACGTCCTGAAAAACACGTACTTCTCGAAGGAGGCGGTGTCGAAGTTCATCCGCACCGCGATCCGCACGGCCAAGCTCACTGGTCCGAACCCCAAGGACTTCTGGCGATCCGCGAACTTCCTGGACATCCAGGGCGGCGGCGACAGCCAGACCGACATGCTCGCCTTGTTCTCGGAGGTACTTCGAGAGGAGTTCGGCATCGGCATCGAAGACTGCGGGCAAGGTAACGACGTCTTCATCTACCTCGATGACGGCATCTTCACCGGCAATCGGGTGAGGCGCGATCTGGAAGCCTGGGTGCGCGACCTAGCGCCTGCCCAGGCAACGGTGCACGTGATCTGCATCGCGCTGCACAGCGGTGGGCAGTACTACGCGAACGGCAGAATTCAGACCGCCGTAAGAGCGGCAGGCAAGAAGGTCGACATCACCTGGTGGCGTGCCATCGAGCTGGAGGATCGCAAGACCTATGGCGCGACGGCAGACGTGCTGCGCCCCACGGTGATCCCGGACGACCAAGCCGTGCGGGATTACGTGGCGGGTATGCAGTACCAGCCGACGCTGCGCGCTCCCGGTAGCCCTGGCGCTGCCGGTTTGTTCTCCAGCGATGCGGCCAAGATCCTTCTAGAGCAGGAGTTCCTGAAGGCCGGCGTTCGCATTCGGCAGATGTGCCCGAACCTCGGTGCTACCCAGCGCCCGCTGGGCCACATGACGCTGGAAACCCTGGGCTTCGGTTCGCTCATCGTGACCTATCGCAACTGCCCCAACAACGCCCCTCTGGCGTTCTGGGTGGATGCGCCGTGGTACCCGCTGTTCCCGCGAACCACGAACACGCAGACGGCCGTGCGGAGGATGTTCGCAGACTTGACTGGGGACGGTCTTTGATGAGCAGTAGCGATCAAGTCCGTACCTACAGCCGAGCCGAGAGCGTCGTCTTCCTCAAGACCGACGAGCCGTTTGGCGGCCTCTCGAACATGGCCGGGGGCTACCCCATCCGTGTGAACGGCATCCGCATCCTGACGTCCGAGGCGCTGTACCAGGCCTGCCGGTTTCCGCACTTGCCCGACGTGCAACGGATGATCATCGGCGAGAACAGCCCGATGACGGCCAAGATGCGGAGCAAGCCGTACCGCAAGGACTCGCGTCGAGACTGGGACCAAGTCCGCGTCCGGATCATGCGTTGGTGTCTGCGCATGAAGCTCGCCAGCAACTGGAGCGCGTTCAGCGAACTGCTGCTCAGGACGGGCGACCGCCCGATCGTGGAGCAGTCGCGCAAGGACGATTTCTGGGGCGCCAAGGCCGTAGGCGACGGCAGCACGCTGGTGGGCATGAACGTGCTCGGTCGGCTGCTGATGGAACTGCGCGAGCAGGTGAAGGAGAACGGCCGCGACGCGTTCCTGCGGGTCGATACGCCCGGCATTCCGGACTTTCAGCTGCTCGGTCGACCTATTGAAGTCTGGGCGTTGAAGGCCGCGCAGCAAGGGGCTGTTGTCTTGGCAACGCCGCAAGCGGGACTTTTTGGTGACGACCTACCTAGCGATCAAGCCGTGGCGACGAATGCCACTTCAGAAAACTTGGCCGCGGACAGCGGTGAGCAGCGCTCCAAATCTGTGGCCTTACCGATGGAGGCGAAACCTGGGTCGGACACACAGGCTCACCCAGCCGCAGTAAGTGATCAGGTAACCGTCTATCAGAACTACCGAGAGTCAGGTCTCCCCTGGGCGCCCAAGATCCCCGAGAACTGGCAGGTGCTGCGCAATGGCCGGCTCTTTAGCCACCGCGTGGAAACTGGCTTCCCCGACTTGCCAATTCTGGAGGTATCGCTGCGCACCGGCGTTCGGGTCAGGGACATGGAGAACCTGAAACGCAAGCAGGTGATGAGCCAGAAGGAGAAATACAAGCGCGCGGCCAAGGGCAACATCGCCTACAACATGATGCGCATGTGGCAAGGTGCTGTTGGCCCGGCTCCGGTTGACGGGCTGGTCAGCCCGGCCTACGTGGTGGTCAAGCCGTACCCGGAAGCCAACTCTGCGTACTTCAGCTACCTGTTCCGGACCAGCGCCTACATGCGCGAGGTCAACAAGTTCTCGCGCGGCATCGTGGCGGACCGCAATCGGCTCTATTGGGAGTCGTTCAAGCAGATGCCGTCCTTGGTGCCGCCGCGTCCCGAGCAAGACCAGATCGTCGCCTACCTGCGTGCGCAGGACGTTCACGTGGCCCGCTTCATCAAGGCCAAGCGCGACCTCATCGCGCTGCTCACCGAGCAGAAACTGCGCATCATCGACCAGGCCGTGACCCGCGGCCTAGACCCCAATGTCCGGCTCAAGGACTCGGGCGTCGAATGGCTGGGCGAGGTGCCGGCGCATTGGGAGGTCAAGCCTCTCAAGCGCTGGGTGCACATCAACGAACGCGCTTTAGGCGAAAAGACCGATCCTGAATACGAGTTCGGATACGTTGACATTGGTTCGGTGAAGACTGGGCGGCTGTCCAAGGAACTCGAAAGGATGCGGTTCGATGCTGCCCCGTCTCGCGCGCGCCGAGTGCTGAGACGGGGAGACACGATCATCTCCACAGTCCGCACCTATCTGAAGGCCATTTGGTACGTCGACGAAGATGCCAGCGATCTCGTCGCTTCGACCGGCTTTGCCGTGTTGACTCCCGGTACCGGTGTCGAGCCAGAGTATCTCGGCTACGTCATTCAAGGCAGCGCGTTTGTGAATCGCGTCTCCGCGAACTCAATCGGGATCGCGTATCCCGCCATCGCGGAAACGGTGCTTGGTCGCTTCCCTGTGGCGATACCACCGACCGTTGCTGAGCAACAGCGCATCCTTGCGCAGATCAAGTTGGAAAGCGGCCCACTCGACTCGGCCATCGAGCAGGCGCTTACCGAAATCAAGCTCATCCGCGAATACCGCGACCGCCTGATTGCCGACGTTGTGACCGGTCAGATGGACGTGCGCGGGTGGAAGCCCGGCCCTGACGATTTGGTCAGCGACGACGAGCTGGTAGCCCTGGGCGACGACGAGGCCGGCAATACCGAAGAGGAGGAAGTCGATGGCGACCACTGACACCAGCGAAAAAGGCCTCGAAGCCCTGATCGTGCGCGACCTGGTCGCCAGCGGCTACGTGCAGGGTCATGCCACGGACTACAACCGCGACGTGGCGCTGGACGTGACGCAGTTGCTGACGTTCCTCCGGGCCACGCAGCCGAAGGCCGTCGAGACGCTGAACCTGGATGCCGACGGGATTCAGCGCACCCAGTTTCTGCACAGGCTGCAGGGCGAGATCACCAAGCGCGGCGTGGTGGACGTGCTGCGCAAGGGCGTCGGCCACGGCCCGGTGCACGTCGACCTCTACAAGCTGCTGCCCACGCCGGGCAACATGGCGGCGACCGAGGCCTTCGGCAAGAACATCTTAAGCGTCACCCGGCAGGTGCGCTACAGCAACGACGAGACCCAGCGCGCGCTGGATATGGCGATCTTCATCAACGGCCTGCCGGTGCTCACGTTCGAGCTGAAGAACTCGCTGACCAAGCAGACTGTCGCGGACGCCGTCGTGCAATACCAGACCGACCGCAACCCGAGCGAGCTGCTGTTCCAACTCGGTCGCTGCATCGCCCACATGGCGGTGGACGACGCCGAGGTGCGCTTCTGTACCCACCTGACCGGCAAGACCTCCTGGTTCCTGCCGTTCAACCAGGGTTGGAGCAGCGGCGCCGGCAACCCGCCGAATCCTCATGGCCTGAAGACCGACTACCTGTGGAAGCAGGTGCTGGTGAAGGAGTCGCTGGCCAACATCATCGAGAACTACGCGCAAGTCGTCGAGGAAGAAGAGGAGGATGCCAACGGCCGCAAGCGCAAGACGCGCAAGCAGATCTTCCCCCGCTACCACCAGCTTCGCTCGGTGCGCGCACTACTACGCCGCAGCCGCGCCGACGGTGTCGGCAAGCGCTACCTGATCCAGCACTCGGCCGGCAGCGGCAAGAGCAACACGATTGCATGGCTGGCCCACCAGTTGGTGGAACTGAAGACGGCGGCGGATGCGGGGCAGGCGCAGTTCGACTCCGTCATCGTCATCACCGACCGCCGTGCGCTGGACACTCAGATAGCCCGCACGATCAAGTCATACGACCATGTGGCTTCGATCTACGGTCATTCGGAAAGCGCCGATGAGCTGCGCACCTTCCTGCGCCGAGGCAAGAAGATCATCGTCACGACGGTGCAGAAGTTCCCGTTCATCCTGGACGAGCTGGGGGACCTCGGCGACAAGAAGTTCGCTCTGCTGATCGACGAGGCGCACTCCAGCCAGGGCGGCAAGACGACGGCCAAGATGCATCTGGCGCTGTCCGGACAGCCCGCGGAAGGCGGCGAAGAGGAAGAAGAGGAATCGGTCGAGGACAAGGTCAACGCCTTGATCGAATCCCGCAAGATGTTGGGCAACGCCAGCTACTACGCCTTCACGGCCACACCCAAGACTCGGACGCTCGAGCTTTTCGGCGAGCGCCAGGTCGTCGGCGACACGGTTCAGTTCCGCTCGCCCGAGGAGCTGACCTATACGACCAAGCAAGCGATCCAGGAGGGCTTCATCCTCGACGTGATCGCCAACTACACACCGGTGTCTAGCTTCTATCACGTCGCCAAGACGGTCGAGCACGACCCGGAGGTGGACAAGGTCAAGGCGCTGAAGAAGATCCGGCACTACGTGGAGTCCCACGACAAGGCAATCCGCCGCAAGGCCGAGATCATGGTCGATCACTTTGTCGAGCAGGTAATCGGCGCAAAGAAGATCGGCGGCAAAGCGCGCGCGATGATCGTCTGTAACGGCATCGCACGGGCTATCGACTACTTCCGCGAGGTTTCGGACTACCTCGCCGAGATCAAGAGCCCGTACAAGGCCATCGTGGCGTACTCCGGCGATTTCGAGATCGGCGGATCGAAGAAGACCGAGGCCGATCTCAACGGGTTCCCGAGCAAGGACATCCCGGCCAAGCTCAAGCAGGAGCCGTATCGCTTCCTGATCGTTGCCAACAAGTTCGTCACGGGCTTCGACGAGCCGCTGCTGCACACGATGTACGTGGACAAGCCGCTGGCGGGCGTCCTGGCCGTGCAGACGCTCTCACGACTGAACCGAGCGCACCCAAAGAAGGCGGACACGTTCGTGCTCGACTTCGCCGACAACGCGGAGGCCGTGAAGGCGGCGTTCCAGGAGTACTACCGCGCCACGATCCAGGAGGGGGAGACTGACCCCAACAAGCTCCACGACCTGAAGAGCGATCTGGACGCACAGCAGGTCTACAGCTCGCAGCAGGTGGAAGACCTCGTCGCGCAGTACCTTGGCGGCGCTGAGCGTGACCAGCTCGACCCAATCCTCGACGCGTGTGTCGCCGAGTACGTCGAGAAGCTCTCGGAAGACGACCAAGTGAAGTTCAAGGGCAAGGCGAAAGCCTTCGTCCGCAGCTACGGCTTCCTGGCGGCGATCCTGCCCTACGGTCACCCGGCATGGGAGAAGCTGTCGATCTTCCTTAACTTCCTGATTCCGAAGCTGCCCGCACCCAAGGAGGAGGATCTGTCCAAAGGCGTGCTCGAGGCCATCGACATGGACAGCTACCGAGCTCAGGCCCAGGCCTCCATGCGGATGGCGATGGACGACGCAGATGCGTTTGTCGAGCCTCCACCCCCCGGAGGTGGTGGCGGCGGTGGCGAGCCGGAGCTGGACAGACTGTCGAACATCATCAAGCAGTTCAACGACCTGTTCGGCAACATCGAGTGGCATGACGCCGACAAGATTCGCAAGGTCGTCACGGAAGATATTCCGGCGCGCGTCGCGCAGGACAAGGCCTACCAGAACGCGCAGGCCAACTCGGGCAAACAGAACGCGAGGCTGGAGCACGACAAGGCGCTCAACCGCGTGGTGCTGGAGCTGCTCGACGATCACACGGAGCTCTTCAAGCAGTTCAGCGACAACCCGAACTTCAAGCGCTGGTTGGCCGACATGGTGTTCGACTCGACGTACCACCCGGGACAGAAGCCGTCGGTGCCGCCCCAATCGGGCGCTCAGGCCTGAACCGCACCCGGAGGCGACATGCAGGAAAAGCTCAACCTCAGCAAGGCGCTGCTCGGCTTCCTGAAGGAACGTGCGGACGAGAAGTTCACCGCCCGGCAGATCGCGGAGTGGGTGTTCGCGACCTACCCAGATGAGTGCCAGGCCAAGAAGGCAAGCAGCAAATTCATCACCGACGACGCCGGCCTGGTGCAACAACTGGTGGCGGAGATCAGCTCGCAACGGCCCGCGCTGCAGAAGCGTCACCCCGAGTTGAAGACCACGGAGGGGCGCCCGCGCAAGTACTACTACTCAGAGAAGTCCGACAGCGCAGAGGTAGCGGCCGCCGAGGCGGGTCAAGCTGTGCCCGCAGCGGATGCGGGAGCCGGCAAGCTCGGTGAGCACGCGCTGTACCCGATGCTGTCGCAGTATCTCTGGGATGAGTTCCGGGTCTTCTCCAAGCGCATCGACGAGAAGAAGTCGTCGAACAAGCGCGGCCCAAACGGCAACCGCTGGCTCTACCCCGATGTGGTTGGCATGGAGGACCTGGGCGCGGAGTGGCACCAGGAGGTGCGCGACTGCGTCAATCAGTACTCCGACAAGCGAACCCGGCTGTGGTCATTCGAAGCCAAGCTGCTGATCAACCGATCGAACGCTCGCGAGTGCTTCTTCCAAGCCGTGTCGAACTCGTCTTGGGCCAACTTCGGCTACCTGGTAGCGGCGGAGATCGAAGGCCAGGACACGCTCAAGGAGCTGCGGATGCTCTTTGCGGCGCACGGCATCGGCTTGATCAAGCTGGACACCGAGAACCCGGTCGACAGCCAGGTGTTGATTCCGGCTCGCGAGCGGGACGAGATCGATTGGGACATGGCCAATCGTCTGGCGACCGAGAACAAGGACTTCCTCGGCTTCGTGAAGCTCGTCAAGCAGTTCTACCAAACCGGTGAGGCGCGCGCGGCCGACTGGGATCTTCCCGCGGCGACTGATTAACTGGGCTACTCGAGGTGTCCGACCACGTCGAGTCGCTGGTCGCCGCGCTGGAACGCGCCGAACCATGCATCACGCGAATCGGCTCGCGCGCGGCTGAGCAGCATGGCGAAGCCTTCGCAGCCGCCTTGACGAGCCGAGGCGAAGTCGGTGGTGTCGAATCGTGCCTCTCTCACCAAGGTTGGCGCGACTGACTTCATGGCGTACTCGAAGAGCCCGAGCAGGTAGGCCTGAAGCTCGTTGTCGATGTTCTCTGCGGTGACGTCGTCGATGATGGCTTTCTTGAATCGGTGGTTCACAGAATCACTCCATGGGTCGATGGGATGACATGAACGCGCTGTTCGGGCGTAAAGCCAAGCGCGTCTGACCTGTCCTGCATCAGGTGTTGCCGAGCAGCCAGGCGGCCTCGGCAGCTCGGCGCGCCACCAGGCCCGGAAGCACCTTTCCTCCGCCGTAAACCCATCGCCGGAGTTCTGTCGCGGCCCCGGTCCAGTCACGCTGATTGATCCGCCGCCGCAGCGTCGAGGTCTGCAGCCGTCCGGCACCGAGGTTGAAGGTGAAGTCCACGATGGCGGCAAGCCGACTTGCGGGCTCGGTCGTCAGAACCGGGCAGTAGCGCAGCGTCGCGGTAAGCGCAGTCGTCAGGTCGTCCGCCAGGTAGCGCTCCGCCTCTGCCTCTGTGATCGGCGGGTGCTTCGGATCGCAGAGGTGCCCGTAGCCGATCGTCCAGTAGCCAGCTGGGCAGACGTAGGGATGCGCACGGCCCGGATCGGCTCTCGGCACACGGTGGAAGCCCTCGAAGCGCTTGGCGAGATCGATGGCCGCCTGCGGCACTGCAATCACGGCCTCACCCGGTCGAACACGCGCCCCAGGAACCAGAAGTTCAGCACCCCGGCCCACAGCGCCTGATCGGCTTCGGTCCAGGCGTGCAGGATCGCGGCGCCCCAGTCGCTACCGGCGCTGACGGCGCCCACAAACGCTGCGGTCTTGGCGGCGCAGTAGAGCGCCATGAACCAGTACGTGATCACGGGGCGGACGCTGACCGACAGTGCATCGGCCCACCGCACGCGGGACCGCTGGCCTTGGGCAGCGACCGACTCCCGCAAGGCCTCGATGGCCCCAGTGTTCCAGGCTGCGTCGGCGCTTGCGCCGATCTCGGCCATGCGCTGGGCGCCACGCAGCTTCTCGAACTCCAGCGCCTTGTCCTGCATGGCGAGCTCGTGGCCGCGCTCACCCTTGCGGTCCAACCACTTCAGGACCTCGGGCGCCAGACGGAAGGCCCCGCCGAGGAGGCCGCCGAGCAGGGTCTCGATCATTGGCCGCCTCCCATCAGCTTGAGCTTGATGGCGGCACCGATCAGCAGGATGGCCAGGATGCCCGTGGTCGTCACCTTGATGGTCGTCTGCCAGGCCGTCTTGCGAGCGTCTCGCCAAGCCTCCAGCAGGTCACGCAGTTCGTGGATGTCGCGTGCTGCGTGCGAACTCTCCAGGCCCAGGTGGGACAGGGCACGCTCGGCGCCCTTCTCTGCGGCACGGTCCAGCAGTTCGTCGAAATCCTCTCGCCGCAGAAGCAGCATGTTTTCCACCAGCGCGGGCGGGTCGGTCGGGATGGGATCGGTCATGGTTCTCTCCAGGGCATTGAAGTTGCGGCGAAGCCAAAAGGCGAAGCCCGCCCAGCGCGTGTGCAACTGGGCGGGCCTCATGGATGAATCAGTGGTAGGTCAGATCTCGATGAGTTCGAGCGGCAGGTTGGGTGCGACGGCTTCGACCGCGCCGTCTCGCACAAACACCTTCTGGTCGAGGGCGGCCGTGCCGCGCGCCTTGACGACGCCACCGCCCGGCAGTTGAACGGTCACGACGCCGACCGTGACCTCGGTTACCGTGCCGGCCTGCAGCGGCGCATCGGGCAGCAACTGGAGGAACTGCTCGTAGACGTTATGCATAGGCCTGCACCCCCAACGTCTGCCAGACCTCGGGGAACCCGGCCTGCACCTGGGTGGCACGCACCAGCCCGAGCCGGGTCACGCTGCCATCCAAGTACTCAACGAAGGCCCCCGGTTCGATAATTCCCGTCTCCGCCAGCACCGGCAGGCGCAGGCTCACTTCGATCTGGCGTCCGGTGTCGGCCAGAACGGCGATGCCGCGTTGACGAGCCGCAGGCGCTTCGGTGATGAGCGCATCCACGACCATCGGCGCCAGCAGGTCACCGGCGGTGCCGGCGCGCGTGACCTGGCCGAGTACGCCGACCTCCTGGCCGGAGACGAACACCCGGTTGTAGGCCGGCTTCTCCAGCCAGCGCAGGGACTCGCGGGCGACCGCGTCGACGGGCAGCACGAAGTCGGGAGTGACCGAGCTCCACTCCCAGGGCGCCACCGGGTAGCGATGGCGGACGCGCAGGCTCTGCGCGGTCGGATGGGGCATCAGGTAGCCGCCTGCAGCGCCCGCGATGGCGGCCAGGGCCTCGATCCACGTTCCCTGGTGGGCAAACGTGCCGGCGGGGACGTTCCAGTCGGTCAGACCCCAATCGACGGACCAGCCGAGCGGCACGCCGTTCACGGTCAGGACATCGTCCATGAGTTGCCTGGCAGTGCGGCCTTCGGCGTTCGAGAAGGTCATCACCGGCGCGTAGGGTGCGGCCAGGACTGCGTTGCGCCCCCGGCCCGAGATGCGGATGCTCGTGTCGCCGAAAATGCGCTCGCGGCTGACGTTCTCGGCCAGCACACGGAAGGCCGTGCCGTTCACGCTGGCCAGCAGTTCCACCGGACCGGACGCCGCACCAGGGTCGACCAAGGACTCGGCACTCGCCGGCAGCGACGCCTCGAAGCCCCAGGTCCAGGACGCCGCATCCAGCGACAGCGACAGGTTGAACACCGGCACCTCCGCGCCATCAGGCACTCGGTGCAGGGTCACGTTGTTGATCACGAAGTACAGCCTCCGGATGGGGACAACCACCGGCTCCCCTGTCGGGGGCGTGTTCTCGTGGTTCTCACAGATGAACAACAGATGGCCATCGGTCGCGGCCACTGCGGCGAACAGCAGCGCCGTGCTCGGCGTGTAGCAAGGCTCTGGCGTCGGCGGGTTCACCGGATCGGTCGGATGCCGGCCTGGCGGCGGCACAACGGCCACCTGCCAACGCGTCCCAAGCCACCGCCGCAGAACTGTCGCGCTCTGGATCGCCTCGAACTGCCTCCTGCCAGCGTGGCGACGGGCGTCCGCGAACGTCGACGCTGTCTGCCGGCGCCGATCCCGTAGCGCGTCTTGGTGGCGCGCTTCACGGCGCATCCACTCGGCCCGCACCGCCTCCTCATAGGCCGATGCCCGCGCATATCGCAGCCTGATGGAGTCGCCATAGCGATCAGCGACTTCGCCGGGCGATGTGGGTACCGCCTCTTGGTGGCCAAGTCGGCTGCGCACCGGCAGGCGCATGAGCCGACCAGCACGGCGATCCTCGAAGCCGTCGTGACGCGCGGCGCCCATCTGCCACTGCGCGCGGCCCAAGGTCCGATCACGCGCGGTGGCTTCTCGCCTGTCCTCGACCCCGGCTTTGAATTCCGTCGCACGCTGCCAGTCGGTGGCGGCGGCACCGACCGTGGGGCGCACGGCGTAGGACTGGTACCCGCCTTCGGCGATCAGCTCCAGCGGCGGCAACGACGCGACCAGCGAGAAGTCCGCATTCGGGATCGCCTTCGCCTGGAACGTGAGCGCAGGCAGGCTGGCGACCAGTGTGGCCTCGACTGTCGGCGACGAGTCAGCCTGGTCGCCGCCGAACAGCAGATCGGCGCTCCCCGGCGCCTGCGAGAACCGCAGATCAACGCCTGCCATGCCGCGCTACCCGAGCAGGCCCGAGACGATACGCGTGTAGCCTCCCGCGTAGAGCGTGGTCGACGGCAGGCGCAGCTCGCCGGTACCGTTCAGATCCGACACGTCGCAGTCCCAGGCCAGCGCGGCATTGCCGTTGACGATGCGCGCCCAGGTGGCCAGACCCGTGTTGCCGATCATCACCTCGTTGGTCGCGGTGATCGTCAGCAGACCGTTTTCCACGGTCCCGATGGGTTCCATCAAGACGATGGACGCCAGCAGATTCCCGACAGGCTCGCCACCGAGCGCGGGCCGAGCGCCGTCGTAGATGTGGGCCCGGGCGTTCTCGGCACCGCCCGACAAGAACGCGACCACCCCGTTCAGCCGGTACTCGTTCAGCTCAGTCGAGATCTGAATCACGGCATCGGCTCCGCAGTCAGGTTGTCGGCGACGGCGGCGCGAAAGTTCTGCTTGTAGTCGTAGGAGATGACGAGGTAGCGGACGGCAGGGTTGATGTACTCGAACGAATACGCGCCGGTCACCGCGTCACTCCAGGTCTCACGAACGACGAAGTTGGCGCGCTCGTCGATCAGCAACACGCGTCGTGACACCGCGAGGTCCACAGCCACCCCCTTCTCCTTGACCGTGCCGGTGAGCCGGTGCTTGCCGTGGTAGTAGTGATTGCGCGTTCCGGCCAGGAAGCGCAGCCCGCGGTGGTTGAACCGCAGCGCCGCTGCGTGATCGGCCACCAGCACGCGCTTGGCGATGACGACGGGGATCAGACGCTGCGCAAGAGTCGGTGCGTCACTCAGTGCGCTGGGCGTGCCGCCCGCCGCGCGGTGCAGTCGAAGCGTGGTGCCGTGCCCGAAGACGCAGGGCAAGAAGGTCGAGTACCAGCGCTTGGCCTCCCTCCAAACCACCGCGCCGTCGACCGAGAGTTGGTAGTGCCACAGGCCCGCCGCGCTGCGCTTGACGTCCAACCGGATCGTCCTTCGGCTGCCGACGCCGGCCCACGCTGCGTTGACCGCGTAGATCTGCTCTGCCTCCGACCCGCCAGAGCTCCAGAACGAGTGGTACCAGTTGGCGTTGATGACCGCGATTCGGTGGCCCTCGTAGCTGCCGACCCCGGTCCACAGCCAGAAGCCGAAGTACGGGCTGGCCGTGGCGGCGACGATCTCTACGTCCATCTCGAACCAGAAGTCGCTGGCCTGCTCGGCGGCTGTGATCCTCCAGAAGTTCTGGGCCTGGGTGAACACGAGATCCACCGCTTGGGCCGTGGAGTTCCACGTCGCGGTGATGCCGCCCCCGCCACCGCTGGTCCCGAAGCCAGCAGGAATGCCTGACGCGAAGGTCTCGTCGAACGGATACGGCACGGCTTACGGCCTCCACGGCCCGGTCACGTCGAAGGCGAAGCCGCTGGTGTTGCCCTCGCTGGCGTAGTCCATCGTGACGATCAGGAACTTCTTGCCCGTGTAGCCGATGACGTTGTCGATGAAGGACAGGTGCGCATAGGGCTGGTTCTGGTGAATCCAGAACATGCCGGGCAAGGTGCCGCGCAGGTGGCCGCCGACCGCCGATTCGCGCAGGTAGATTGGATGCAGGATCAGGCTGTAGTCCGGACCGTTCGGGAACGGGATGGCGCCGGATCGGTTGGAGATGTTCTGGTTGTTGCCGTCGTTGAGCGACAGCATCCCTAGGCGGCAGTGATCACCGATCTGGCTGTAGTTGCGGATGGCGACCTTGCCCGTCGTGTCCTGCGAGTACGCCGAGTAGGCGTCCTGCGAGGGGTAACTCCCGCCCGTGTAGCTGACCTGCTGATAGCGCTCCGAGGCGATCAGGTAGGACGCGTAGTTGTCACCTGCCTTGTAGCTGTCAAAGTCGGTGAACGCGTGCAGGATGCGCTTGTCACCGCCGTAGCCCGACGAGTTGCTCAGGAAGAATCCCCGGTCGTCCCCGATAAGCACCCAGCTACGCCCCCACGCACCGTTGTCGCCCGAAGTCTCGTTGTAGCTGTTGCGCGCGTAGTACCACTTGAACCAGCCCGCGATCATCGAGGTCCCACTGCCGCTGGGCACTTCGTTCTTGGTCGGGCTGGCCGGGTCGTAGGGCGCCCTGCCACCGACGAACGTGTCGATGTCCGACATGCTCTCGGCGATAGTCACCCGAGCGAACTTGGCCCAGGTCGTCGTGTAGCCGGTCGGCAGGCTGTCGTCCACGCGCAGGAAGTGCCGGTTCGACAGCGGGTTCGGACTCCGATAGACGCGCTTGTTCGTGCCGGTGAAGACGATCTCGAAGCCGAGCGGCGCAACCTTCATCGTGATCGAGGCGGCCGTGCTCGCTGGCGATGCCGGCTCACCCGCGACGGTGAAGCTGACCGTGTTCGACGTGATCGCGGTGACAGTGAATTCGCCGTTGTATTCGGTCTGATCGCAGCCACCGATGAGCACGACCTGGTCAACGACGAAGCCGTGGCCCGACGTCAGCGTCGCTGTGGCGGTGGAGCCATCGCGCGTGATGGTGGTGACCGTCTGCAGGTTGAAGCCGTTGACCAGACAGGCGTCGAGCAGCGCGGTCATGCTGCCCCAGTTGTTGGTGAGTACCGGGGCGCCGGCCATCCCTTGGTACATCCACTTGACTTTGTTCGTCATGGTCGGTGCTCTTGGGTGTCAGGGCCTGTCCACGTCGCCGCGAACAAGCAAGGTGAAGGAGTCGTTGGTGACCGTCTCCGGCCCCTGTTGAATCGTGCGCACCACCCATACGGGGAACAGCGCGCCGATGGTGTTGAAGCGCAGCACGTTGCCCGCCGCCCAGCCCGATCCCCAGCCGATGGCGGGCAGCGTGAAGTACGGCTTGCCCGTCGCCGGGTTCGTCGGGGCTGTGTCGGTGGCCGTCGTTCCGGTGGCGATCACGCCGACGTGCTCGCCGATGACGTTGAACGAGGTGCTGTTGGTGAACTGGATCGCCCAGCGTTCGGTCACCGTCCCGGCGTTGGTCACCGCAATCGGTGCCAGCACGTCGTTGTAGGTGGCGGTCGCGGCACTCCCGCTGATCGAGTCGGAGAAGGTCCCGTTCCAGGTCGCCTGGTCGAAGAGCTTGGAGACGTAGGCGCGCAAGTCGCCGGCCACCAGCGCCGAGGACACATAGGACCCGACCGGGTAGTCGTGTGTGATCTGCCGCGTGAAGGTCAGGCGTCCGGAGATCTGTACGTCGGACACCTGCGCCATGTCCTCGATGCGGTGCTCGACGGTCACTGGCTGGGCATAGCCGCCGACGTCAGTGAAGCTCACCGTCCCGGCCTCGAGGTCGGTCGTGTAGCCCGCCGTGATGACGACGTTGGTGGCGTCCAGCACCCGCACGCGGGACAGGCGCACCCGGGCGCAGTTGATGACCTGCCCGTTGCTGACCGTGATGGGACCGACGACGCCGGTGTGCCCGACCACCGCGAAGTCGCCCGCTCGGAAGATCGGGACCCGTCCATCCTGGGGCAAGCGCACCGGGTCCAGGCCGATGATGTCGGCGTCCAGCGGCAGGTAGGAGTAGGCGACCGCGTTGTACTTGATCGTGTCCGCGAAGACCGGGATCGGCTTGAAGATCTGGCCGTCCACCACAGCGTCCGCGTCGTACCAGATCTGGCTCTCGTTGCCGGCCGCCGGCACCCAGCTGCCAAAGCGGACCCGAACGACCCCGGTCTCGTAGTCGATGGTGCCGATGATTCCGGCGCCTGCGATGTTCCCGTTGTTGTCGGCTGAGACGTTGATCGTGCCGCCCGTCAGGCGCGTGGCCAGGATCTGCAGACTGGACGGGCGCACCGGTGAGGCGGGCACCCGGAAGGTCGCCTCGTCGACCGGAGTGCCATCCAGCGTAGTGAGCAGTGAACGCAGCGCCACGGCATTGGAGGCGGCCGGCACCCAGGCCGTGACGCTGGCGTTGCCGGTCGAGTAGTTGATCGCCCCGGCGAGCGTGGCCGCCCCGGTCACCGGGTTGAGGTCGTAGTAGAGGCTGCCGAGGCGGTCGAAGTAGGTCTTGCCGCCCAGCGTGAAATTGATGCTGCCCGGAACGATGTTCTCGGCGAAGGTCGGCGTCAGGTCCAGCGCCAAGCTGCTGGCCGTGAAGCCCTCATTCACCGCGTTGGATGTGCCCGCAGCGCGGTAGCGCACCTTCGCCCAGCCCGTCTCGTCGATGGGCATCGACGCTCCGGCCGGCACGTACTCCCAGTGCGAGAAGACGTTGCGGTAGACCGCGACGATTCGGCCATCGCTGTTGCGGGTCCAGCCGATCTGCGTCACGAGGTAGCGCGCCACCGGGATGCTGACCGTGGTGTCGGGCAGGAAGTGGACGACGCCGGTTGCGTAGTTGACGGTGCCATAGGCGGCGCCCTGCGGATCGCGCAGCGTCCCGGTACCGTCGTCGCGCACGATCTTGATCGGGTCCACCGGCCTGACCAACTGCAACTCGGCCGGCGTGGTCGAGATGTAGTCGTAGGTCTCGATCAGCAGGTTCCACTCGAGTTCGACCGTGCCAGGGATCAGACCATCGAAGTCCATCTCCAGGTCGATGGTCCCGTCACCGTTGCGCAACGGCGAGTGAAACTCCTCCTCGGTCGGCGGGCCCCAGGTGTAGGCCGCCGAGTAGGTCTGGCCGCCCGCGGGCAGGACGCCAGGGGTCATCTCGACGACGCCCGTCTGGTAGTTGATCTTCCCGGTGGCGTCGCCTGTGATCAGCCCCTGTCCGTTGTCGGTCGCAGTGCGGGCCGTGCCGTCGTTCCAGGTGATGGCCACCGACGCAGGCGTGACACCTGCGTTCGAGAGCTGCAGCGCCACCGTCGGCGCCGCGATCACCGTGGCCGCCCTGTTGAAGTAGTTGGCCTTGCCGCCCCAGGCATAGACGATCTCGCTACCCACATCGGGCAGCGCTCCCAGGGTGACCGCGACCGTCCCGGTGGTGAAGCTGACAGTGCCGACGCCGTACTCGGGGCTTGAACCCTTCAGGACACCGGCGCCGTTGTCGCGCAGGTCGTACCACTTGCCCTGCGCGCGGTAGCTGACCATCAGCGTGCCGGGCGCAGGGCTCGGGACGATGGACAGGATGTAGTTGTACGAGCGGCTCTCGATGTCGACGCGAATGCCTGCCGTGTCCGCGACCCGGATCGGCGCCGCCCCTGGACGGAAGTTGATCGTCTTGCTGCCCGAGTACGTCGGCGCGCTGGTGGCGAAGCTCACCTCACCCCGGCCGTAGTTGACGGTGCCGACCACGGTGGCCCCGTCCATCAGGTTGCCGCCGTTGTCGACCAGCGTGGTGCCGCTGACGGTGATCGACAGCGTGCCGGGCTGGATGGCGTTGCCGACCGACAGGATCGTGGAGGCGTTGAATGCCGCCGACGTGGTGTACGACGCGGTGCCCGAGGCGCCCGCCTGGGCCGAGTCGAGCAGCGATTGCGACACGCCCCCGGCGGTGAGGTCGAGCAGCGGCGTTTCGGTCTGGGCAGACGGCACCAGCTGCGTGAACACGCTGCTGACGTCGGCGGCGACGTCGCCGATGGCGATGGCCTGCGTGGTCCTGACCACGCCGGAATACTTGGCGGCATCGGCCACGACGGTGTCGCGGGTCTTGGACTTGCCCGTCTCCATCGTGAACAGGCGGTTCGGCGCCGATCCAGCGAAGTCGTAGCGCAAGGCGTCCGACAGGTCGCAGGTGACGACCACGGCCTTGTAGTCGATGACGCTGCCGCCGGAGTTGTAGCTGAAAGTGCGTGTCTCCGAGGTCACGCGCGTGATTCGGATGTACTGCGCGTACTCGCTGGACAGGCCCTCGTTCGCCACGAGGTACAGCGTCTTGCCGATGGCCGGCAACTCGGCACCCTCGCGCTGGAAGAGTTGGATCGAGCGCTGCCCCGCGATGTGGTTCTCCAGCAGGTAGCCGTTCCACATCGAGCCCTTGTTCAAGTACGCCTCGATGCGGTCGCGGGCATCGGTGCGTCGGTCGAACAAGGCCTCGGTCGAGAAGATCGTGACCGCCACTCGCGGGTCGTCGGGCGGGTCGGACACGATGACATTGCCGCCCAGGTAGGTGTCGGTGGTGTCGGTCTGGATGCTGGCGAAGACCTTGCGCAGGTTCACACGGCCACCCGCGCGATCCAGTTCTGAGATGTCGTTGAACAGCGAGTTGCTGGTGCCGTCTTGAATGACGGTCGAGGTCGGCGCTCCGCCGCCTTCCTCCACATCGTTCATGACTTGGCTGGCGACGAGCTTTACGTCGCCGGTCAGGATGGGCATGGATAGGACTCCAGGGATTCAGATTTCCATCAGCCGCAGCGTGAGGCGGTAGAAGTCGGACGACGAGCGCGCCGGGAAGCCGGCGACGGGCTCGGCCTCGACGGGCGTCTCGCCGTGCCGGAAGGCCACCGAGAACAAACGGCTGTCGGCCAGCGTCAGTTCGAAGCGGCCACTGCTCGCGCCCAGCGGGTCAACGGCCCACTCGTGGAGAGCGGCAACCGTGGCCCGGGTCACCCAGGCCATGTCGATAGCGCCCGCCAAGGTGATCGGCCGACCGGCTTGGCGCACGGCGGACTGCACCAGCAGCGCACCGGTCACGAGGTAGGACACCGAGGCCACGGCAGGCGTCCAGGCGTGCTCATCGGTCCACAGCAAGTCGTCGGGCAATGGCAGAGCCACCCCGGTCGCGAGGTTCTTCAGTTGCATGGGGATGGGACTCAGACCGCCCGGGCCCGGGCGACTTCCAGCAGTTGCAGCAGGCGCGACTCGTCGCGCGCATCGACCGTGGCCGTGACCTTGCGGTCGCCTGCAGCCAGCTCCACTCGGACGGTCCGGGACGGTGTGCCGTCGGCAGGCAGCACCGGGCGAGCCGGTGCCGAGCCCGCGGGCCGAACGAGGCCGCCCGTGGCGAAACCCTGGACGCGTTGAGCGATCGCTCTGGCCGGCACGGACAGGTTGTTGACGGCCTCGAAGAAGCCCGAGCCGTAGCGCGCCACGGCGTCCTTGTTCACCACGTACTCGCCCGGCGTGAGCATGGCGGGCATGCTGTCGGACTTCGCCATGCCGCCGCGCCGGTAGAACTCGCCCTGGTTCTGCTCCATGTAGTCGATCAGGTCGCGCTCCAGGTCCTTGCCCCAAAGCAGCGGCTGTGCCATGGCTTGTCGCCAGTTCTGCTTGATGCGCTCCAGGGTCTGGCGCTCGTTCCCGGTGAGCGTCTTGCGGCCGATGAACCCATCGAGTGCGCGCCGGTCATCGCGCGCCATCGTGCCCCAGTACTCCATCGTCTTGCGACGCATGTCCAGGCTCACCGAGGCACCGTGGTTCCACTGCAGCCAGCCGGTGTACTGGTCCATGCCTTGCAGGCCGAGCTCGATCATCTTCAGCGCCTCGACGGCGTCGCGATTCTTCTTCGGCGGGCTGGGTTGTTCGCCTCCAGCCAGTGAACGCCCGCCACCGAACACTCGCACCGGGCCACCGACGGCGAAGCGCGCCACCCCGTTGGCCAGACGCGCCAGAGCCCCGCTGCCGTACTTCTGCACCGCTGCCTTGCGGATCACGAAGGCCCCGGCTTCCAACGTGCGCGGCACCGTGTCGTGGTGGCCAGAGCCGGGGACGGAGCCGCCGCTCATCCTCGGGAACGCCGCCAACACCGCGCCACCATCGGCGAACTGGCGCACGCCGCCTCCCACCAGTCCACCGGTGGCATTCGTCTCGACCTTGCGCACGTAGATCGTGTGCGTGCTCGACGTGTTCATGCCGTTGAGGCTCTGGATCTCAGCGCGGGCGGCATCGGCGTTCGAGTTGACCTGGTGGCGCGACTCGGTCTGGATGCGATCCAGCGCCAGGATCTGCCGCTCGACGTTGCCGATAGCCGCCTGCGCCTTCTCGGTCGCCACCTTCAGCTCGAACTGCGAGTTCTGGTCAGCGTAGACCTTGAGCCTATCGAGCGCTTCTTTGGCCTTCGACACGTCGGCATCGACCGGCAGCGTCTTGCCTTCCTTGAGCAGCTGCTCGTACTCCTTGAGCTTCTTCTCCGCCTCCTGCAGATCGGCCTGGATCGCAAGTAGGTACTGCTTCTCGGCAATGGCCTTGTCGAGATCGGCAATGGCCTGGTCGAAGCGCGAGGTGTCGGCGTCCAGCGTGACCTTGAGCCCTTCGGCGAGCTTGGCGGTGATCTGGTCGATCTGATTGGACGTCTCGGTCAGCGTGCGCTGGATCTCATCGCGAGCCGACAGCGCCGACTGCGCCGCGCGCTGGTGTGCCTTGGCTTCGGCGTCCAGGGTCTGGTTGAGGATCTCCTCGGACTCCCGGATGCGCTGAATGGCCTGGTTGACGCCGTCCTTGCCTTGCGCGATCTGTGCGTCCGCCTCCTTCGTCCGCTGCGCCAGCTCGGCCCGCAGTTGGTCGGCCTGCCGCATCAGAGCCTCAGCCTGCGCGTACTCCTGCTTTCGGTAGGCCTCGCGGGACTGCGCCTCGAGTTGGGTGACCTGGGTGACGGCCTGCTCGGAGGCCTTGCGCGCATCCTCGCCACGTTTGGCCTCGCTGGTCTGGGCGCTGGCCACCTGAGACGCGAGGTCCATCGCCTTCTGCGCCAGTTGCCGGGCCTGCTCGAACTCACCGTTGGCCAGCGCCGTGCGCGCCTTCTCCTGATACTCGGCGACCTGGCGCTTGCGGTCCTCGGTGGCCTCGAACTCCGTCATGCCTTGACGGCGGATGTCGCGGATGCGCTCCTCCGTCGTCATCGAGAGCTGGCGCTTCTCCTCCTCGATTCGCTTGATCTCGGCCAGGTGACGGTTCGCCTCGGCGTTGAGGGCGTCGATGTGCTGCCGGTATTCGGCCAGCGCCTGCGTCATCGTCTGGCGCTTGGTCGCCAGGATCTCGTTCTCGACCCGCTGGACGTTGGCCCGGCGCTCTTCCTCGGTCTGTCCCTGCCGACGTGCGGCCTCGATGCGGGCGCGCGATTCGTCGTCGATCAGCTTGAGGGTGTCGGTCGTCGCCTGCCGGCGCAGCGTCGTCTGCTGGGCCAGTGCGTCGGTGAGCAGCTGCGTCGCCTTCGTGATCACGGCGGCTTCGGACTGCTTGGTGGTCTCCAGCGCCGACTGCTCTTGCTGGTAGCGCGCCTTGACGGCCTCGATCTGCCGCAGCAAGTTGGCCTCGACGATGGAGGTCAGGCCCTTGTACGCCTCAGCCATCTTGGCAGTAGCGTCATTGACGGTCTGGTTGGTCTTGCCGACCGCCTGCTCGACCTCGCCGAGCCTGGTCTTCAGCCGCTCCAGCGCGGTGTGGACCGCCTCGATGCCGCGGCCGACCGCTTCCTGCGTACCCTGGCGCACGGCCTCCAGCCGCTTGGCGATCTCCTCGGCGGTGGTCCCGGCGGTGTTCATCGCGCCCTTGGCGGCCTCCGCCCCGCGAGAGGCGTCGGCGTACATCTGCGCGAAGATCTGGTTCATCTCTGCCAGCCGCGCCTCGTGGCGCTTCGTCGCCTCGGCAATCGTGTCCGAGGTGAAGATGGCGGCGAACACCTCCCAACGGTAGCGCAGCTGCTCGATGCCCTTGACCAGCATCTCCACCATGAAGATGCCAGCCTTGCGGACGATCTCGAATTTCTCGGACAGCCAGGTGCCGATCTCCCAGCCGACGAGGAAGGCGCCCAGGACCGCAAACGCGGTCTTCAGCAGACCGACACTGGCCACGGCGGCCGACACCGACAGGTTGGCGGTCGCCCACGCGGCCGATGTGGCGGTGGCCGCCGTGACCGCCGCGGCGCCGACGGTTTGCCAGGCGGTGATCAGGGCCGGGATCAGGCGGTAGATCAGCACCGCCAGCCCGACTTCGGCGATGCGCTTCAGCCACTGCATCACCGTGTCGAGGTTTTCGGCCAGGAAGGTCAACGCTTCGGCCAGCTTCTTGGTGAAGCCGGTGGACTCGTCGACCTTGCTGACCCACTGACCGAAGGCGTTGCGCAGGCGCTCGAAGCTCTGGCTGACCGTCTGCGGCAGTTGCGCGTACTCGGCGGCCAGCTTGTCCTTCTGGCTCATCAGCGCGTTGACCACCACGTCGGCGGTCAGGCGGCCTTCCTCGGCGAGCTTGCGCAGCCGACCGATGGGTACGTTCAGGCCGTCGGCCAAGGCCTGCGCCAGGCGCGGGCTGTTCTCGACGACGGAGTTGAACTCCTCGCCGCGCAGCACGCCAGACGCCAGGGCCTGGCCGAACTGCAGCAGCGACGACTGTGCCTCGGTGGCGGATGCGCCCGAGAGGCGCAGCGCCTGCGAGATGCTCTCGGTGATCGACAGCGCGTCCTGCTGTTCGCCACCGAGCATGCGCACAGCCTGCTGCAGCTTGCCGTACAGCGTGGCCGTCTCCTGGATCGGCACGCCGATGCGCTGCGCGATGGCGAAGAGTTCCTTCTGCGCGGTGACGTACTCGCGCTGCCCGGCCGTCGCCAACTTCAGGCGCGCGGACATCATGTTCCACGCGTCGGCGATCTGCACGATCTCCTGGACCTTGCCGCCGGCCCAGTTGATGGTCAGGAAGGCCAGCAGCTGCGTCTTCGCGCGGTTGACCTGCTCGCCGAACGCGGACATGCCCGCGCGCACTTCGGCGATACCCGAGGCGGCCTTAGCGCCGCTGGTCTTGGCCGTGCTGGAGAGCTCGCCCAGACTGCGCTCGGCTGAGCTGATGGCGCGTTTGAGCCCCTCGTCGGCACCTTCCAGCGCGACGAGGATGGAGATTCGCTTGGCCATGGGTCAGTCGACAGTGCTGATCTCGCGCTCGACGGCGGCGGACAGGCGCGGAATCCGGCCCGCCACCAGGCGCTCGACGTTCAGGCGCTTCTTGAGCACGACCTTGGGCACCAGGACGGCGATGGGAATGTCGGCGCCACGCTTCAGCCGCTTGACGCCTTCGGCCTTGCGGTAGCGGCGCTTGAAGCCCGACAGCGGTCGGTCGTGCTCCTTGATGTTCTCGGCCATCAGGACGATGTTCCCCTTGGCGTTCTTGATGAAGTAGGCGTTGCCACCACGAATGAGCTCAGCCACCTGCGCCTTGAAGCGCTTGCGCCCGACCCGTCCGTGCAAGGGGATCAACATCCTCCCGCCGATCTGTCCACCGCTCTCGTGCATGCCCGACCACGGAATCCGCGAGCCCACGTAGAGCGCCGGCAGCCGGTTCGGGTCCTTGGCCAGCACCTTGGCGGTGAAGCCCTTGAGGAAAGACTTTCTGACCACTGCCATCTGACCGGCCACGTGGCCACGCACGTCGTCCTTGATCTCGGCGGCCTCGGTGCGAATGGCACGCTCCACCGCCTTCTGCACCTTGGTCCGGAACTCGCCGCCCCAACGGCGCAACTGTGCGTTGCCGGCGGCGCTATCGATGCGGATCGAGATGCGCATGGTCAGTCAGGCGGTCGAGGGTCTTGTCGAGCTGACGCGCGTCGCCGCGCGTGCCGATGGCGAGCAGTGACAGCAGCCGAGCATCGCGTGCGGCGTCCGACCGCGTCATAGCCGCCATGAAGCCGCGCAACTGCGCCAGCGTGTAGCCGAGGATGTCGGGCAAGCGGTGGCCGTGCTCAATCAGGTGCTGGACGGCGTCGAACCAGCCTTCGCTGCCGGCACCTTCAGACCCGCCGCGAGCACCCCGTCGAGCCGCGGCATCACCGTCCGGGTAAAAAAATCGGCGTTGACCTCGATCACCTTGGCCGCCAGCAGGATCGCCTCGTCGGCGGCCAGCTCATCGACCCAGGCCCGAGGCTTACCCACTGCGATGGCGATGGCCGACAGCAGGTCATCACCGCGCTCGCCGAACAGCGCCAGCCAGTCGATCTCGGTAGATGAGATCTGCTGCATCACCGGCGAGATGGCGCGCAGAAAGCCCGGCAACTGACCAACCTTCAGCGGCTTGATCACCAGGGGCTCGCCGTCGATGACGAGTTCGATACCTTGAGGGACGAGGGTGTCCAGATCGTTCATGGCTCACCTACGCTTCAGAGCTGGACGATGCGGCCGAACTGGCCGAGCACCGCGTCGAAGGGCTTGGTGCTGTCGGCCAGCAGCGAACCTTCCAGCTCGAACTTGTTGTATTCGTCGGAGATGAAGGAGATCTCCTTGAGCGGGTCGAAGGCCACGCGGTAGAGCTCGACCAGCACCTTGGCGTTGCCCTGCGCCGTGTTGACGCCTTCGAGCCGCAGGTAACGCTCGGGCAGCGCCTGCGTGAAGATGCCGATCTCGGTGGCCACACCGTAGCCGTAGCTCGCCTTGAACGGCGCGGTGACGCCGGTGGTATCCAGAAACTGGAGGGCACCGAAGTCGAGGTCGGCGGTGTAGTGGGTACCGGCCGTCAGGGTGGCCGGCGTGCCCGCGGAGTCGACGACCACCAGCGAGGACACCTTGGGGTGGGCGAAGAAGTAGCGGTCACCCACCGTCGGCGTGGCGCCGCCGATGGGCTCGTCCGTCACGGTGCCCGGCGTGCCGACCACGTGCGTGCCGTACAGCGCGAGCGCCAGGTTCTCCTTGGTGAACTCCTCGATGGTGAGGTTCACGGTGGCGGACTTCTGCTTGACCATGCGATGGTCGAGCGAGCGCTGGCCGGTCTGGCTCTCGTAGTGCTCCAGAACGTCGGTCTTGAGGGAGAGCTTCAGCTCGGCGACGTTGCCGGGCGAGCGCACTTCGATGGGCAGGCCGGCGATGTCGCGCTTGCCGAGGAAGACGCGCCCTTGAAAACTGGCGTAGGTGCTCATGGCTTGGGTTCCTTGCGTTGGGACCGGGGAAGGTCGGGTTTGGGATCAGCGGGTTCGGGGTCGGCCTGTGGAGGCACGGCATCTGGTGCGGCGACGCCTTGGGAGATCAGCCAGTCGGCGGTGGTCGCTTCGACGTCGATGCGCTCGCCGGCGTTAAAGGCCTTGCCCGCGTGCGTGTGCGGGCGCTTCAAGACAAGTCGGGTCATGGGTTCATCCTGGTGAGGAGAGGTCGCGTGCGAGCGTCCGGTAGGTGATCGCGTAGAGCGCCGGGATGGCAGCGGCCACCGCGTCGGCGTCCTCGACCTCCCACTCGCATTCCTGCTCGCGGATTCCGAGCGCCAGCCCACCGAGGTTCGGGTCCGCCATCAGCGCCGCGTGAACGGCGGTGAGCAGGCGGTCTGCCTCGGTCTCAGGCGCGATGGGTGGGATGGCCCGGGCCAGGGCGACGATGCGAACGGTCAGTTCCCGCGTGACGCGGTCGTTGGCACGCTCGGTGATCGCATCCGACTCAGGGAACACCACCAGCGCCGGGGATTGCTCTCGGCTGATGGCCACCGTCGGTGAGCGGTGGACGGTGGCGCCCAGGTTCTCGGCCGTGGGACGGACAGCTGCCATCACCGCCAGCAGGATCTGCTCGCGGATCGAGTTCATCGCCACCGCCTACAGCCGAGTGAGATCGGCGCGACGCTCGGTCCCGTCGCCGATGGCGCTTACATCACGCACCTGGTAGGTCTGGCCAGCGATCACGACGCTGTGCCCAGCCTCCAAGTCTGGAAGCAGCGACAGCGGATAGGTGATCGTGTAGGCCGCCGACCGAACCAGCCCTTCGAGTAGGTTCTCGTCGATGCACAGGAAGCCGACCGACACCGTACGGCCGGCCACCTCGGCGCTCACCAGCAGACCTGCATTCGCCGCCGCCTCGTAGAGGCGTTCGACGAAGCCCATCAGGTCATCACCAGCTTGACCAGCAGCGCCGGGCGGTGGCACAGCGGCAGCGGGTTGGCCTGCGTGTGCAGATCGGTGCCACGGTCGAACTTGCGCGGCTCCTGCTTGGCGTACAGCGGCAGGGCCAGCGTGTTGGCCGTCTCGTTGAAGTCGGCCGGCGCGTAGTAGGTGGAGAAGGTATCCATCGTGCCGAGCGGCAGGATGTGCCCCTCGTCAGCTTCGACGAAGCGCCGCACCGTGCTGCCCGGTGCGGCGGCACGACCCCGGTGCTCCTCGAACGTGATGCCGGCGAATGTGAAGCCCGCGCGCATGTCGGTGCGCAGGGCCTGGCCGTCCTGCCAGCGGTCGTAGGCCGCCTTGACCTCGTCGTGCCCGGTCAGCGCATCGAAGAAGTCCTCACCGACGAAGGCATGCAAGCCCGTCATCCGTTCGCCCTGGAGCTTGTCGTCGACGTAGCGGGCGATGTCCAGGCACGTCTTCTTCACGTCGAAGCCGCTCGCCGGGTCGGAGATGTTGAAGGTGAAGGTCTTGGGCGTGATCTCGAACTCGTTGTAGAGGTCGTAGATCACGCTGCCATCAGCGTCCAGGATCTGGCCCTTGAGCGCACCGAAGCGCAGGTGCTCCAGCGTGATCGCGTGCTTGTTGCGCATCGTCTGCAGGTGCTGCGCCATCACGCCCGCCACGGTCTGCAGTTCCGTCTCCGACCCGAAGGCGCGGATGCCCTGGACCTCCTCGGGCAGGATCACGTCGTCGTGCGGGATGTGGGGAATGGTGAAGGAGCGCACCTTGCGCTTGCCGCGCACGCCCACGGTGCCCGGCGAGCCGGGCGGAAGCGTCGGCAGCAGCGTGAGCACGCCGTTCTGCTCCTCGACGACGACCGAGCGGAAGCGCTGCGGCTTGTCGACGAACAGGCCCATCGCGCCGAGGCGGTCGTAGTTGTTGGGCAGGAAGTTGATGGCGGTGGTCAGCGCCGACATCGAGAAGGCGGGGTTTTCGAAGATGTTCTGCATGGTCAGACTCCCTGGCGAACGAGGACGCCCAGCGACTTGAGTTGGGCAATGGCGGCCTGCTGCTCGCCGGTGGTGATGCCGGTTGGCCACTGCAGGGCGTGGTCGGAGACGATGGCGTGGCGGGCCACGATCAGGCCGTCGGTACGCTCGGCGAGCGCAGCGTCGCAGGCCTGCATCAGCACGCCGGCGGCGACCTGCGTGCCATCGGTGGCCGACGGGTCGATCTGCTTGACCTTGCCCGTGGCGGTGACCACGCCGATGACGGCGCCGAGCGGCAGGTTCTGGCCGGCGGCGACGGTGACGCGGTCGCGCGAGTACAGGTTCGGCGCCTCGTACTTGAGCAGGTCGCCCAAGTTCATGGATTCGATGAACACGGTCGGCATGTCAGATCTCCTTTTTCAGGGCTGCGGACTTCGCGGCCAGTTGCTTGGCCGCATCGACCAGCGGGTTGCCCGCTGCGACCGAGGCCGCCGTGGCGGCAGCGTCGGGCCCGATGCGGGTGACGATCTCCGGCGACGCGTCGGCCTGGGCCGCCAGGAGCTGGCTGCGCACCTTGGCCGGCGAGGCCTGGGCTTCCAGGAAGCCGGCGATGAGGTCGGTACGACCGGCCAGCGTGCAGGTCTGAGCGATCTCGATGGCGTCGGCGACGCTCATCGAGGAGGTGGGCGACGGTTGAGGAACAGGGCCAGCGCGATCAGCAGCAGGCCGATCAGCAGGAGCGGGGTCGGATCGATCATTCATGTGGAACTCCATCTGGAGGTTGCGGAAATGGCCCGAGTGGCTCGCCGCCAGATTCGGGAGTGGGGAAACGGATTCGAGGAGCTGGGACAGCGCGACATCGAACGTGCCGATGGCGTCGGCCAGGCCCATGGCAACGGCCGCCTGGCCGAAGAACAGACCGGCCTCGGTGTCGCGCACTGCGCCCGGCTCGATACCGCGGTGCCGGGCCACCGTCTCGACGAACAGCCCGTAGACGCGGTTCACCTCCGCCTTGAGGAAGGCGTGGGCTTCGTCCGAGATCGGCTCGTGGGGGTTGAGATCGTTCTTGCGGTCGCCCGCGAACACGGCGGTGTAGCGAACGCCGTCTTGCGCGTCCTTCTCGGACTGGTCGACGTGCATCGCGATGACGCCAATCGAGCCGACACCCCCGGTGCGCGAGACGAACACCTTGGTCGCCGCTGAGGCCAGCGCGTAGGCAGCGGAAAAGGCCATGTCGTTGGCCACCGCCCAGACGGGCTTGACCTGTGCTGCCGCGCGAATGCGGTCGGCGAGATCGAACACGCCACCCGACTCGCCGCCCGGCGAGTCCACATCCAGCAGGATCGCATCGACTTCAGGGCTGGCCAGCGCCGCGTCGATCTGGCTTGCGATGGCCGCGTAGCTGGTCAGCCCCGACTCAGCCTCGAGGCCGATGGTTCGGCGCACCAGGGTTCCGTGAATGGGGACGACCGCCACCTTCGCGTTCGCGCGGCCGGGGCTGCGCTCCGGCGGCGTGTAGCCACTTGGCGCTGCCAGATCGGACAGGCCGACGCGGGGGCCGAGAACGGCCAGGATCACGTCGAGCTTCGGGCGATGGATCAGCAGCGGCGCGCCAAAGAGGCGTGCCGCCACATGGGGCAACAGAGTCATGGGGTCGTCCTTCAGGTCGCCTCAGGTCGATGAGGCCGTGGCGTTGTCGGCGGATCGGTTCACCGTCGGCGGCGCCTTCGCCCATCAGGTTGTCCTCGGGACTCTGGCGGGTCACGAAGCCGGCGAACATCGCAGCGGTCTTCTTGCGAACCAGCTCGGCGTCGTCGTACTGGTCCAGCTCGTTGAGCTTGACGAGGGCCCGCGACAGCCACGGCTCGCCGCGGATCTGGCCGGGGCGCAGCACGCGGTAGAGGTGGATGATCTCGGCTGCTGCGATGCGGACCGTGTCCAGCCCACCCTGGCCCGACATCGGGGCCAGCCGACCGTCCTCAGGGTGCGAGCGGTACAGGTGGTAGGCAACCCGGCGTCCCAGCGCATCGAACTCGATACCGGCGCGCACCACGTTGCCGGAGGGCAGCTCGGTGTTGAGGCTGATCGGCAGGTGCTCGGGCTCCAGCAGTTGGAGCTGCAGTGGCACCGCGAGTCCGTCCTCTGGCCGGCGGGGACGCAGACGGATCAAGCACTCGCCGCCTTCGAGCATCGCCCGACATGCCAGCGCCTGCAGGCCGTAGAAGTCGGTCTGGCCGGCAGCGTCCGCTTCCTCGGTCCAGTCGCGCCACAGAGCCTGGACATCCGTCTTGAAGCGTTCGTCCGTGGACAGACTCTGCGGCTTGATGCCAGTGCCCACGGCGTTGGCGACGAAGGCTTCGATCCCAGCCTGCGCCCACGCATTGCGGCGCACCAGGTCGCGGCTCTTGATGCGCAGCTCGGTGCTGGTGGCCAGCATGGCGGCCACTGCGCCGGGGTTGCCCGGCATCCAGGCCAGCGAGCGCCTTCCTCGGCCGGCGGCCTCGTGGACCGGTTGCTGGCCGAGCAGGCCACGGAGCTTGGCGATCCAGGTCATCAGAAGCCCTTCGCCGTCGTGACCCGGATCTGGCGCTTGCGACCCGCACCGGCGCTGCGCGCAAGCTCGGATTCCACGGTGCGGATCCCCGACAACATCAAAGGCGGCGCCCGCAAGAAGGTGCTCGATGGCCTGCTCAACCGCGCCCTGATCACCACCGATGGCACCGACTGGTTCGTCGCAGCCGAGGGCTACGAAGCGATGGGGCGCGAGCTCCCCGCGCCCGTGCCTCCAGAAGCCGACCCCGAGATCGAAGCTGCCGTGACTGCCGCCGAAGCAACGTGGGCGAAGGAGCGCGCGGACACCAAACCCCGCACCCGCGAGAACAGCAAGCAGGCCCAGGTGATCGCGATGCTTCGCCGCCCCGAGGGCAGCACCGTTCGCCAGATTTGCGAGGTCACCGGCTGGCAGGCGCACACCGTGCGCGGCACCTTCGCCGGGGCCTTCAAGAAGAAGCTCGGTCTGGCCATCGTCTCGGACAAGCCGCAGGGTGGCGAGCGGATCTACCGGATCGCCTGAGCAGAATGATCGAAGAAGAGGCCGAGCCGCGCTTGGCTTCTCCATCGAACAGCGCGTTACTACGAGCGTCGCAACGATCAACGCCAAGGAGCCCGAGATGAACAGCACCCGCCCGATCCCCGCCACCCAGAACGATGCCTGGGGCTTTTGGGGCACGATGAACGAGCAGGCCGAAGCCGCCTGGCCCCTGGCGATGACCGCCGTCTCGGACGCCACCGGCCAGCCCCTTGAATCGGTCAGGACCTTCCTCGACAGCCGCCACGGCCGCCACTTCGCGGACGACGTTCAGCACGCGCTGTACCGCGGCCAAGCCCTGGCGGACGCGATCAACACCGCCACCCAGCAGTGGATGGGCTGGACCATCGGGCGCCAGACCAGCAAGGACTACGGCATCCCGCGCGGCATGCAGGTCGTTCTTCTGTGGCTTCTTGATGTTCCAGACGTCGCCCTGGTCGCGGTCGCCGCACCAGTGGCGCTGCGCCCCCTCAGGCCATCCGTACAGGATCGGTTCGTACTGACGCTGGTAGTCGGCGCGGCCCAGCGTGAAGGTGTTCTTGGCCCAGATGATGAAGGTCGACCACTTGCCACCGGCGGCGCGGAAGGCGGCCTGCAGCACGTCGAGTTCGCTGGAGGACATCGCGACGTAGATGCCGCCCCGGCAATGGGCGACGGTCGGCGTCAACGCGGCCAGCAGGAAGTCGTAGAAGCCGTCACCCAGGTTGTCGTTCAGGATCGCGCGATCCTTGCCGCGCATCTTGTCCTTGGCGCTGTTGGCGTAGTTCACGTTGTACGGCGGGTCGGTGAAGACCATGTCCGCCTGCGCACCGGCCAGCAGTCGCTCGTAACTCGCAGCTACTGTGGCGTCGCCGCACAGCAGGCGGTGACCACTGAGCAGCCAGACGTCGCCCGAGCGCGAGATCGGCGTTTCGGGCACCTCGGGCACGGCGTCGTCATCGGTCTGGCCCTCGGCGTCCGGCTCTTCGCCCGCCATCAGTTCGGCCAACGCGTCGGCGTCGAAGCCGGTCAGTGCGACGTTGAAGTCGTCGTCGGCCAGCGCAGCGAGTTCGACGCGCAGCATCGCGTCGTCCCAGCCGGCGTTCTCGGCAATGCGGTTGTCGGCGATTACCAGGGCCCGACGCTGCGTCGGGCTGAGATGGTCGAGCACTACGACTGGCACCACCTCCAGGCCGAGCTTCTGCGCGGCCGCGAGCCGTCCGTGGCCGGCGACGATCACGCCGTCGCTGCCGGCGAGGATCGGATTGGTGAAGCCGAACTCGGCGATGGACGCGGCGATCTGCGCGACCTGCGCATCCGAGTGCGTGCGCGCGTTGCGGGCGTACGGCACCAGCTTGGCCGTCGGCCACTGCTCGATCTTGTCGGCGAGCCAGGACGCCGTCATGCCGCCACCTCGGTCGCCGCCAGTCGCTCGGCCGCGACTTCGTCGAAGGACTGACCGGTCGCGAGCAACGTGACTGGAACGTCGGGATGGTTCTGCTGGAAGCGCCGAACGGCGACGTCCACGTACTCCGGCGCGATCTCGACGGTGCGGCAGATGCGACCGATGCGCTGAGCGGCCACCAGCGCGTTGGCGCCGTGCATCGCGGTGGTCGCGACGATGCCGGTGTCGATGAGCGCCTGTGCGCACTTCTCGCCTTCGACCAGCACGACTTGCGTGGCGCTGAGCAGGCCCGGCTGGTTGTACAGCGGTCGCGGCTCGGGCGGCGTCATCTTGCGGCGCCTCGCATCCCAGGGCCGGAACTCTTTCTTGTGTCCGGGTGGGTCGTAGCGGTAGACGACGGCGATCAGCTTGCCCGCGGCGTCGAGGTAGTCCCACTTCGCCGTCGCCGGTCCGAGATCGTCGACAGGCGCTTCCTTCTTCGGCTTGCGCGCCGGTGCCACGCGCACGCGTCCGAGCAGATCGGCGGCGGTGGCGAGCACGCGCGGGAAGTCGGCGTGAACATCGACGCCGAGGTGCGCGGCGATGAGGTCGAAGATGTCGCCGCCGTCACCGGTCGCGCGGTCGGTCCACAGGCCTGCCTTCTCGCCGTCGAGCACGACCTCGAGGCTGTCTCCGGGGCTGCCCAGGACATCGCCGATCAGGAACTTGCCGCGACGCTTCTTGCCGGCCGGGAACATCGTGGCCAGCACCGACTCCAGCCGGCCGATCAACGCGGCGCGGATGTCGTCCCGTTCGGCATCGAGGCTGCGGTCGGGCAGCGTCGTGTCGTTGAAGTCGATCATTCGGCTCCCTCGACCGTGGCGCCCGCGCTTTCTTCGTCGCGACCCTGCACGGCCGCATTGCGCGCCGCCCACGCGGACAGTTCGGACAGGCGGTAGCGCACCAGCCCGCCCAGCAGGTAGTGCGGGATGCGGTACTTGCCGCGCATCGCGGGATCGGCGAACCAGTAGTACGGCAGCCGCAGCGCGGCGGCGGCCTGCTTCGCGTCGATCATGGTTTCGATGGGGTTGTTCGAGTCGTTGTTCTGAGTCATGACGGTGTCCTCCAGCAGCGGTCCTGCCACGCGCACATGCGGCATTCGAAGTGGGTGGCTTCGTTGAAGGCGCGCGGCAGCAGTTCACCGGCCTCGGTCGCGGAGACAACCTTCAACGCTCGGTCGGACATGCCCTGCGCCAGCGCCGCATCGAAGGGCACCAGCTCGGCGTAGATCTCCATGGAGTCGGCGTTGACCGCGGTGAACAGCGCCGGGTGCTCGTGCAACTCCAGGTAGGCCTGGTAGACCGCGACCTGCGCGGCGTAGACCGGCTTGGCGACCGCGAGCCGGTTCTTCTCCAGATCGCGCCAGGACTTCGCGCCCAGGCATTTGTTCTCCCACAGCGCCGGGTAGCCGAAGCCCAGGTCCGGGCCGGCCACGATCACGCCGTCGACATGGCCCTGCAGACGACCGTCTAGCACGCTGAAGCCGAACTGCTCGCCGTTGCTCTTGCGCGTGCGCAGATCGAAGCCTGCGGCGCGCAGCCACGACACCACGCAGTCCTCCATCACGTGGCCGCGCTCGAAGATGCGCAGGATGCGGCCGTCGGTGTCGCGGCCGGCGTCGACCGGCGCAGCGGCGTACTCGAACTGCAGCGCGCGCTCGCACGATGCGCCCAGCCGCGATGCGCCGAGGTAGGTGCGACGTGGTTGCGCGGCCCGCGCCCGCTGCATCCCGGTGTCGATAAGCGCGGTGAGCTGCCCGGACACGCTGGCCGAGGAGTTGAAGTCCATCATGGCTTCCTCCCGCTCGGTTCTTCCCACGGCAGGTCGTCGGCCATGTCGGCAAACGGTGCAGCTGAGTCTGCCGTCATGGGATCGGGCGTCGGCGCCATGCCGCGCACCGGCGGGTACTGCGTCGCCGCGTGGTGCTCGACCATCGCCTCCGTGTAGCAGGTGACGATGGCGTCGATGACGCCGAGCGCCTCGGTCCCTGAGTAGTCACCGAGCGGCTTGGTGAAGCCGATCTCGCCGGCCGCCTCGCCGAAGGCCTTCAGGCACTTTCGCATCGCCGCCAGCTCGACATCAGACGGATCGATCATCGTGACCTCCGTGATGTCGCGAGAGCCGTCCTTCACGCGCAGCCAGTTGCCGTACAGCGCGTGGAACACCTCCTGGCAGCGCTGTGAGCAGAACACCCAGTCGATGGGGTAGCGCCGGGGATCGCCGACACCATGGCGGTTGTCGGTGTGGCCGAATCCCCGGGCCTGTCGTGTGCAGACCCAGCATTTCATCCGCCCCCCTCACTGCGCCCACGCCGGCTTGCCGGGCACCGCAGGACGTTGCGCAACACTTACCGGCGCAGCGCGCGGCGGCGTCGGTGCGGCCGGGGCGCCCGAACTACCGGTCGGTACCTTGGGTTGGTGGCCCAGCGCGCGCTGGTATTCGGGCTGGTCGGGCTCGACGGCGAGCTTGACGACGTTGCGCAGCTCGCCGCGGCCGTCTTTCTCGATGTCGATGCGCGCGACGAACTCGATGCCGTCGAGCTCGTGAATGCCCTGGATGCGGCGGGCGGCGGTGGCCTGCGGGCCGTTGTCCTGCGGCAGCACGTTGCGCGCGCTGTTGAGCGCGGCGCGGATGAAGCTGCGGCCCATGTTCCCCCAGGCCGGGCCCTTGGGGCTCATCAGCCCGACGTTCGACCACATCTTGCGTTTGGCGTACTCGCCTTCGAGCACGACGAATTCGCAAGCCAGGTAGACCGAGCCGGTCTCGAAGCTCTGGGTCGCGTAGCCCCCGGTCCAGCCCTGCGCCGGATCGTCATGGCCACCGGGTTTGATGGTCATGCGCACACGCGCGACCGTGCCCTTGGGGATGAGATCGAAGCTGTGCTGCTGTTCGGCGTCGTTGAAGTCGTTCCAGGTGGTCATGGCTTATTCCTTGGCGGTGTTCGGGATGCGGGTGGCGGCGGCGCACTTGTCGATCAGCGCGCGCAGGTCGGGCGGCTCCAGCACATCGAGCTGGCCGGAGCGGTCCTTGGCGGGGTAGCCGTAAGGGTTGAGCGTGTGGGTGACGAAGGCGCGGAACGACGTGCCACTTCCATCCGCGTCTTGGGCCTTGATCTCGGCCAGCGTCACGACCTCGTCGACGATGCCCGGCAGCTCGGCGGCGGTCTTGGCGCCTTCGATCTGCGGCACGAAGACCCTGCGGTTGAAGTCGTCGACGCGCTCGTCGAGGATCGCGACGAATACGACGTGCTTGCCGCGCGCGTGCTGCAGGTGCGTGAGCGCGGTCAGCATCTCGGTGCCCAGCAGCCCATAGGCGCCGCGCGTGTCGGGCTTGCCGGTGCGATCGGACACGGCCTGCGGCTGCGCCTTGGCCCAGATCAGCGCCAGCCGCGCGAGCACGGTGATGCTGTCGACGAAGTAGGTGTCGTACTTCGCCAACAGCGCCGGGTCGCCGTAGCGTTCGCAGACATGGCGGTGGTGCGCCTCCGAGAACGGCGCCTCGGGCGGCAGCGCCGGGTTCGGGCCGGCGAGGAACACGACCAGATCGCGGAACTCGGGCCACGTGGCCGGGCGCACGCAGTCGCCACGCCAGTCCCGCACGGCGAGGTCGCCGGCTTCCAGATCGACGAACAGCGTCGACGCCTCGGGCAGCGTCTTGAGCTGGCTGGTCTTGCCGATGCCGCTCTTACCGAGCAGCACCAACTTGACTCCCTGCTTCTCGCGCAGCCGCTGGTCGGCGGTGATGATCGGAAGCGCCATCACGCCACCTCCTTCATCTGCTCGGCGACCGCGGGGTTCCAGAGGATCTGGTAGCCGCTGTGGCCGTTGCGCGAGAACGGCATGGCCTCGGCCCAGGCTTCGCCAGCCTCGGTCAGTTCCCATTCGTCGCGGTCGTTGCGCAGTTGCAGGCCGTGCGCCGCCAGCAACTGGTTCGTCGCCTTCGCGTCTTTGTCGACACCAACGTCATCCTCGAAGCCTTTCGCGTCGGCTGTTGGTCGGCGCTCGCCGCAGCCTTCTCGATCGAGACCGTCGAGAAGTGCATCGAGGAGGCGCTGACTGGCGATCCGACTGATCCGCGCCGCGTGGCTGTCGACCGCGACGTCCTGGTGGCGGGCTTGGCGGCTCGCCACCCGGTTGACAAGCGCACGGTCGCGCGCTTCGCGCTCGCCCATCCGGCCAGCGCAGGACTCGATGACGGCGAGCTTCATCTGCTGGCCTGGCTGCACGGTCAAGGCCTGACCACAATGGTCAAGCTGCTGCTGTCAACCGCCGACAAGGCGGCGATCGTCGCCGCCGGCCGACTCGACTGGCTGGACATCGTGACGTCGCTCGAACAACTGGCTCAGCAAGCAGGTGTCAGCCGCGTTCAGGCCGACCAGATGGCCCGCCACTACCGCCAGCAATGGCTCGACGAAATCAAGGTGAAGGTCCGCCTCGGGATCATCCCCTGACAGGAAGGCTGAACCAGAAGAACGAACGAATGATCCAGGCGAACAAGAACACTGCCCTTCTCCATCGGTTCGTCGAGACCGCAACCCGGGCTTGAGGAGGGACGACCTGCGGCATTCCGGTTGCGCCTCACAGCTCATAGGGCACAGCCATGGAATGCTCGGCGAACAGGTCGGCCAGCTGCGTAAGGCTCATTCCCGTCGCTTTGGCCGCCTTGCGCGCCGACAACCGTCCCTTGTCGATGGCCCTGTGCAGCATGACGACGAACGCCGGCGAGAAGCGCTTCGGGGAGGCGGAACGCCCGAGGCGCTGTCGCTCGGACTTCAGCGCCTGCAGCGTCGGCTCGGCGATCCACCGCAGGTTGAAGAGTCGCCACGCGAGAGCCGCCGGAGCGACGCGCAGTTGCGCCGCGATCTCTGCCAGGTAGTCGACATCATCGATGCGACGGCGATCGATCAGCCGGTCCAGCGACGCTGTAGGCATGAGCAGCGCAGCGGCGAAGTTGTTGGCCAGCTGCTCGATGCGCTTGACGCGCGAACGGTCTTCCACCGAGTTGGATTCGCGGTGATCGGGCTGCATCGCGTCCCAGGTCAGCGCGTGGAACAGCTCGTGCGCCAGGTCGTAGAAGCGCCGAGCCTCGGGCTCGTGGCGATTGATCAGGATGACGCCCAGATCCTGGAGGTGGCACGTCGCGCCCGAGATCGACTCGCCTTCCGCGGTCTGGACGGCGTCGACGAACAGCACCGGGATATCGAGGTCGCGCTCCACTCGCTCGATGAGGCGCTCGGCCGGCACGTCACCCAGATCCAGCGCCTGCACCAAGCCCTCCGCGCGTGCCTGGGCGTCCTCGAACGAGGACTGCGCCGTCAACCGCAGGCTGTGCTTGAGTGGTCCTTGCTGGCTCTCCGTAGCGCGCAGCCAGCGCAGCAACCCGATCCATTGACCCGCCTTCAATTCGAACTCGTCCAGGCTGGCCTCGTCGATCTCAGGTGCTGCGCGCCAGTTGAACTGCGCCTCGCCGGCCACGACGAAGGGATCGAGGAAGAACTCGACGTCCCGGTCCAGCGCGTCGGACACCGTCCTGCTGCGTGAATGGGGTGAGCGCGAGCACCGGGTGGCGGTCAACGCCGAGGGTCGCTTCGAGTACGAAGGGCGCAACTTCAAGAGCCTCACCGCAGTGGCGCGGCAAATCACCGGCCAGCACTGGAGCGGCCCCTTGTTCTTCGGCCTGAAGGGGAGCGTCTGATGGCCGAGATCGCCTCACCCAAGGCGCGTAAGCGCTGCGCCGTCTACTGTCGCGTGTCCTCCGACGAGCGGCTCGACCAGGAGTTCAACTCCATCGACGCGCAGAAGGAGGCCGGCCACGCGTATGTCGCCAGCCAGCGCAGCGAAGGCTGGATCGCCGTGGCCGACGACTACGACGACCCCGGCTACTCCGGCGGCAACACCGAGAGGCCTGCGCTCAAGCGCCTGCTGGCCGACATCCAGCGCGGGCTGGTCGACATCGTCGTCGTCTACAAGATCGACCGCCTGACGCGCAGCCTCGCCGACTTCTCGAAGATGGTCGAGGTATTCGAGCGCCACGGCGTGTCCTTCGTCTCGGTGACCCAGCAGTTCAACACCACGACCTCGATGGGGCGGCTGATGCTGAACGTGCTGCTTTCGTTCGCGCAGTTCGAGCGCGAAGTCACCGGCGAGCGCATCCGCGACAAGATCGCCGCCGCGAAGAAGAAGGGAATGTGGATGGGCGGCGTGCCGACGCTGGGCTACGACGTCGTCAACCGTCAGTTGGTCGTCAACGACGCCGAGGCCGCGGTCGTGCGCCGCATCTTCGAGGAGATGCTGACGATCGGCTCGCCGACGCAGATCGCCGCCCGGCTTACCGTCGAAGGCATCACCACGAAGGCCTGGACGACGCAGGACGGGCGCGTGCGCAGCGGCGCGCGCATCGACAAGAAGTACCTGCACAAGCTGCTGCGCAACCGCATCTATCTCGGCGAGTTGTCGAACCGCGGCTCCTGGTACCGCGGCATGCACCCGCCGATCATCAGTCGCGAGTTGTGGGACACGGTCCACGCGGTGCTGGCCACGGATGCCCACGCGCGGTCGGTGGAGACGAAGACCAGTTGTTCCCGGTCGAGCAGCATCGCATCGCCAACCTGATGATCGAGCGCATCGACCTCGTCGACGACGGCGAGGTGCAGGGCATCAAGGTGAAGTGGCGCGAGCTGGGATGGGATGCGCTGATCGGCGAGTTCGCCCCGCAAGGCATCGGCGCCGAGTTGCTGGAGGTCGAGGCGTGATGGTGGATGCGCTTGCGACCTTTGTGCCGATGCGATTCAAGCGCCGCAAGGGACGGTGGCTGGCCGATGGCGGCACCCCCACGCCCGATGCCCGAATCATCGATGCCGTCGGCCGGGCGCTGTACTGGCAGTCGCTGCTCGAAGGCGGCGCCTACCTGACCGTGGGTGAGCTTGCGCGCGCCGAAGGGCTGATGCCGACGACGGTCGGTCGGATGCTGCGGCTGGCCCTGCTGGCGCCCGACATCGTCGAGCAGTTGATGGCCGGGTGCCAGCCGAGGAAGCTGACGCTGCTGTGGCTGATGCGAAACGACATCCCGGCGCTGTGGACCGAGCAGCGACGGATGCTCGCGTGCTTCGGATAGGGGGCAGGATGTCGAAGAACATCCACGGCAAGCGCTGCGGCAAGCAGACCGGGCGCATGGTCTCGCACCAGGTGCCGACACCGGCCGGCGGCGTGCGCCTGGAGACCTTCGTGCCGTGGACGCTGGTCAAGCGCGGCGTGAAGAGGGAGATCGTCACGCCGCTCGATGCGCCGCAAGCCTTCGTCGTCGAAGGCGCGCGCGAACGCGCGGTCAAGGACGACACGCCGGCCACCGCGCTGATGCGCGCGCTCGGACTGGCGTACCACTGGCAGCGGCTGCTCGACGGCCAGCGCGCTGCGACCGTGGCCGAGATCGCAGCGGCCGAGGGCATCGACGTGACCCAGGTGCGCCGGTTGCTGCGGCTGACTCTCTTGGCACCGGAGGTCGTGGAACGGCTGGCGGGTTCGCCCGACGCGGTGCTGGAGAAGGTGATGCGCCGCCCCTGGCCCAACGGCTGGAGTGATCAAGCGCGACTACTGTCTCCGCAGTGATCACCCGCTGCAGCAACTGCCTTTGCCGCGCTCCTGGATCGGAGGGCACGACACCGTACCATAGGAGCAATAGACGCAGCAGTCACCGGGCTTGGGCTTGAGCACCGTGTGGCACTGCTCGCACTCGTAAAACCACTGGCAGGCGTCGGTGGGCATGGTTTCGGTCTTGGTGTGACCGCATTCGGGACAGATCAGCTTCGACTCCAGGATCACGGCGTTCACTTGGCCGCCCCTACCAGGGTCGATGGATAACCAGCCTCCTTGGTGGCACGCGTCAGCGCTTCGACGCTGGTCTTCATGTCATCGAAGGTCACCTTGGCCTCGCGCCTGCTCAGGCTCACGTCGGTCTTGCTGACACCGGACACCTGGGTCAACGCCTTCCTGACGGTGATCGGGCAGGTGGCGCAGTTCATGCCGGGCACGGACAGCGTGACGGTCTGGGTCGCCGCCCACGAGGGTGAGGCCAGGGCCGCCAGCATGGCCAGCGCAACGAGTTTCTTCATGGTGATTTCCTTTCAGTAGAACCAGGGCGCGAACAGCGGAAACCCGAGCGCGAGAGCGACCAGCGCCACCACGATCCAGAACAGCAGCTTGTAGCTGCGGTTGACCGATGGCAGTGCGCAAACCTGCCCCGGTGCGCAAGCGGCGGCCGGTCGCCAGATGCGGCGGTAGGCGAAGAAAAGCGCCACCACCGCCGCGCCGATGAACAGGGGCTGATAGGGTTCGAGCAGCGTCAGGTTACTGATCCAAGCGCCGGAAACGCCGAGCGTGATCAGCACCAGGGGGCCGAGGCAGCAGGTGGAGGCCAGGATGGCAGCAAGGCCGCCAGTCAGCAGCGCACCGCGTCCGCCGCTACGGCCCTTGACGTCAGAGTCGGTTGGGGAATCTGGTTTCATGACTTAAGCTTACTTCCGTACTTAAGTACGGAGTCAAGCACCATGAACGCATCCGCCGAAACCCTGACCATCGGAGTCCTGGCCGAGGCCGCCGGGGTGAACGTCGAGACGATCCGCTTCTATCAGCGCAAGGGCCTGATGCAGGAGCCCGACCGGCCTTCGGGCAGCATCCGTCGTTACGGGGAGCCGGATCTTGCGCGCGTGCGCTTCATCAAGTCGGCACAGCGGCTGGGGTTCAGCCTCGACGAGGTTGCGGATTTGCTCAAACTTGAGAACGGCGCGCACTGCACCGAGGCCCGCGAGCAGGCCGAGCGCAAGTTGGCCGACGTGCGCGCCCGGCTTGCCGATCTGCAACGGATCGAGGGTGCGCTGCAGGGACTCGTCGAGCGTTGCTGCGCCACGCGCGGGCGGGTGACGTGCCCACTTATCGCGACGCTGCAGATGCCTTGACGAACTGCTGTCAGACTCTCAGCGCTCAGTCGCTTTCTCCACAGCAGTTGCCAACTACAACCGGCCGCAGCTAAACCCGCGTCAACAATGGAGGCGACCTCGCGCACGCTCGCGAGACCACCAGAGAGAAGTCGAGAACGGAGAGGCTCGAAGGGCGTGAATGCCGCGCCCGACAGGGACCGACGCTCGCGAGGCCTCTGCGGAAATCCGCGCCAACACTGGCGAAGCGCACAGCAAAAAGCCCAACCGAGAACGGTTGGGCTTCGTGTGATTGGTGGCCGGGGACGGAATCGAACCGCCGACACGGGGATTTTCAATCCCCTGCTCTACCAACTGAGCTACCCGGCCGATGGGCTTTCGAAGCGGGGCGCAGAGGGCGCGGCCGCGGAAGGGCGCGTATTACAGCGACTTGC